TGCCGGATCTTTCAGAACTTCCGTAAAGGCCAGCCAAGAGTTGGCCAGCGCGATGGCTGCGCCGATCTTCTTGGAGCCTTGGAACAACTGTCCGAGGTGGCCAAGCGTGGCCTGCACGCCCGCGTTGGTTTCCTTGGTCATGGCCAACTGATGCGTCTTCTCGACCTGCTCCATCAGCGCGGCGTGCTGCTGCTGCGATATCAGCCGCTGCTGCAACGCATTGTTGAGCGTCTCCTGCTGGCGTGTATAGCTTTCAATCTGCAACTGCTCTTGCGTCATCAGGCCTTGTTGCAGCGTCTCCAACTCGGCTTGCAAAGGGTTGACTGCCGCACCGCCGCCACCACCGCCGCCGGGGACAGCAAAGTTCCCCACGTTGAACGTGCCTGTCTGGCCAGCAAGCGCCCCAAATTGGCGCGGGTCCCCACCGCGCCCAGAGTATTGCATCGACGATCTGGCATATTCCCCGGCTTTGTCGATTGCCGCCTGAATTGCCCCAACGAGCGTTTGCCACGGGCTAGATATATTCGTGGCATTTAACTGGTTCATGATGCCACGTAGCGTATAGGCCGCTTCGTTTGCCTTTTTGGCAAGGAATTCTCTTGCCTCCATGATCGCGCGCGTTTTCTCGGTCTCTGCGCGTATGGCTTGCAGATTGGCCAATTCAGCGCGCGAAGCGTTTATCTGCGCGTTCATTGCGTTGGCTTGGTTCATCAAGTCCGCAGCCGCTTGGCCATCAGCCGCAGCGGCCTCATCTTTCAACCGCGTTTGCTCTGCGATCAGATACCCGATTTCGCGGAGAAGCGCGACTTCCTGCTCGGTCTGGATGTTTCCGCCACTGCGAAGGATCGCGAGTTCAGCAGCGGCTGACGTGGCCGCGTCCCTAACGCCCTGCAATGCTTCATCAAGAGCCTTTGCCTTTTCTGTTCCGTCTGAAAAGGCAGATGCCAAAAGCGGAAGCGCGATACCCGCCAGAAGGCCAGCCGCTGCCCCAACTACACCAAAGCCAGCGCCAATATCAGGAAGCTGGATGGCCATAGCTTGCAGGAAATTCCCTGTCGCCATCGTTTGCTGGCCAACTTGGGAAAGCTGCTGCGAGACGCCCCGCATTGAATTTGCCATGCCGCCAAGCGCGCCGCCCATCCCAGCGGCATTCGCTTTTGTCTGCGTAATGGTCGTATTTAGACCGCCAAGCTGCGTCTTGGCCGAATTGACAGCCGCAGTTAGATCGCCGCTGTCGCCAGTGATCCGAACATTAAGCGCCGCGAGTTCGGTCATTCGCTACTTTCTCCCGATGCCGCCTGCGGGCGTCTTCCCACTCGGCATGGCTGAAGACATTTCCATTCCCGCCGACACTACCACCTTTTAGGCCGTCCGTCATGGCCTTGATCTGCCGCGCCTCTTCCAGTTTGCTATCCAGTTCAGCCCAGAAGTCGCAAATCGGCAGTTTCCAGAACTCGGAGGGCTGCATGTCCCAACTGCGGGCGGCCTGATAGCTGGATCGCTCAAAAGCCGCCCACGTTACTCCCCCGCGCTGGACGCTTTGCCTCCATCCATATTCTCGCGTGCCGATGGCGTCACGATGGCGGCAAGGTAATTCAGCGCGGCCATCTTGGCCTCCAAGAAACCATGATCGAACACGGCTTCTTGCACCCGCTCCAGCTTGATCTCAGGCGTTGCGTGCTTCGCTCCGATCCACAGCAGCATCGGCACATTCTCAACGGTCGGCACCCACTTGGGAACGTGAACGATGCCGGATTGCGCCATCATCGCTTCAAGTGCCGCCTCGCGCGCGATGGCCAGAGGGTCGCCAACCTTTTGCGCGATTTCCCGCGCTGCCCCGAAGGTCAAGGCGAGTTCAAGATCAAGCCCGCCGATAGATACTTGCATGGAATGCATTAGGTGCCTGCCGCATAGGTGACGGTGCCAGTGGACATAAACGTCGCGCTAAATTCCACAGCGCCGTCGTGTTCGCCAGTTTGCTCAAACGAGGAGCAAAGAAAGCTGCCCGTCAGGTTGCCCGTGGTAAGCGGGAACTCAATGTGCAGCGTCTTGGCGGCCACGTTTGCAGCCATGATGTCAGCAATGAGAACCTGATCCGACGAAATCCCGCCAACCGTGACTTCGACCGACCGCAGGCCAGGCGTTGCAAGCAGCGTGCGCCATCCAGCGTCGTCATCCGTCGTCACGTCAACATAATCGTTGGTCGCCGTGTAGGCCTTCGTTCTAACGCCGACCAGAACGGTGGGGCCGGAACCCCACTCAATCTTCAGGTCTCTGCCGTTGGCACCCGCCATTTTATGCTCCTATTGCTTATGTTCCGGCGGTGTAGGTTACTGCGCCGCTGGACATGAACGTCGCCGAGAACTCAACCGCACCATCGTGTTCGCCGCTTTGCTCAAACGAAGAACAAAGGAACGTGCCTGCCAGCGTGCCTGTCGTGGTGGGCAGTTCGACGGTGAGTGGTTCGCCCGTAATGCTGGCCTTCATGACTTCGGCGATCAGCACTTGATCCGAGGAAATGCCGGATACGGTGGCCTCCATCGACCGAAGGCCGGGGTTGGCGAGAAGCGTGCGCCATCCGCTATCGTCGTCGGTGGTTACGTCCACATAATCGTTGGTAATGGTGTAGCCACGGGTGCGGACACCAACGAGCGTGACGCCATCCCACTTGATTTGCAGTGCGCGACCATTTGCGCCAGCCATGCTAAGTCCTCCTTAGTCGGTTGCGTTCTTATACCACGCCAATCGAAAACAAACTAGGCCTCGGTGATTGTGAGCCTATACCGCTGAATACCGTGCTTCGTTTGCCCGTCCGGGTCATCCAGCGCCTCGCTGAACTCAAACAGGCAATCGATGATGGCATATCCCGTCTTTGTCAGCGTGGCACGGTTCAGGATGCCATAGGCCTGATCCATCAATGCCTTGACTTGCTTCATGCCATTGGCGCGCGACCAGAAGTGCAGGGTCAGCGTGATTTCCGCGCCGCGCGTGTTGTCGGTATCCCATGCAACGGATGTATCGTTGCCGATCACGCAATAAGGGAAAGTGGTTGCTGGTGCGCCTTCCGGCAGGAATGGGGCGGTGTCAAAGACCGTGCAGCCGCTTAGGTTGCCATTCAGCGCGGTGAAGACCAGTTCTTGCGCTGCGGTTGTAAATGCCGTGGCCATCAGATCCGCGCCTCCAGATTATCCCGCAGTTTCTTTTCGACGTTGATCTTCGCCTGCGTAAAGCTGGGCAACAGCCAAGGACGGGCGGCCATACGCGACGTGCCAAACTCAAGCATCGGCCCATATATGACATTGGTTCCGACCTCACCGACCATGCTGGCAGCGGTTGGCAGGTTGACCATGACGGACGATGCAAGGCGGCCCGTGTCAGTGGCCGGATATTGGCCGGGGGCGGATGCTTGGTGAACGACATTGCCGCGCCGATAGGTCACGCCAGACTTCGGCCCGCGCTGGATGCCGCTTTTTGCCAAGGCCTGCGTGGTCACGGTCAAGTCGGTGATCGTCTTTAGGATCACCATATCGGCATCATCGCCTAAGGCTTCCATCTTGGCGATAAGCTGCTTCATCCCTTCGAGTTCGACCTTGATTTTTGTCATGATGCAACGCCATCGCTCAGGCGCCACTCTAACCAATCACCGCGACCGTCAGGATCGACAACGCCTAGGACACCGTATTCCTTGGTTTTCCAGATGATACGCTGCGCTGCGGTTGCGCCGTCAAAGTGGCGGGTGATCATCTTGTAGGAGTTCCCCGGCGTCTGGCGCATATAGCCCCACCGCTCAGAACCCGGCGCTGCGCTGATCATCGCCCGCGTCGGCGCACCAGAAACAGCCGCCCATGCGACGGTAAAGCCGCCCATGCCATCAGCCGTTGGCGTCTTGGCTTCAATCGACACGACCTCACGCAGCATCCCGGCGGTGTATTGGCAGCACTTCATGTCGGATACACCTCAATGCAGTCAAAGGCCACGGCCACGTCGGTGGTTGATGTCGCTGTCTTAGCCAGAAAGCCAACGTCCGTCAGTTGGTTAATCCTGATCGGGGGGTCAAAGGTGAATTGCGCGTTTCCGAAGAATGCTGGGAACTCTTGGATCAGGATCATTGCGTCATAGGGCGGGGCGGATTGCAGAATGCCAGACCGCTCAAACATCACGATATTGGACTTGTTCGACGGCTCGGCTTGCAGCTTGACGTTGGTGATGAATAGCGTGCGATCTCGCGGGACCGTATATGCGCCGATTTCCGTATCACCGCGCGGGATATCGGTGTCCTGAATGGTGGCCCAAAGGTTGCCTGCGTCGTCTTCAATGTTGATCGATGCCACATGAGACAGCGCCGTCTGCGTGGCATAGGTGCCGGATGTGGAGACGCGCGCATCGGCTAGGCGCAGAAACCGATTAACCGTCAGAGCCGACGCAGATGCGCCCGCCGTTGCGAGGGTTTCGGTGATGTAATCGCCATTCACGTCTAGCCCAATAAGCGTCACAGAGCGCGCCCCAGCGCCGTTGGCAGTGTCGGCAGCATTTCCCCCGGATCGAATGCGAAGGAACGGCGCAGCGGCCACCTGCGGCGTCCTGTAGACGCCTGCGCGCGAGACAGGAACGAATGTCCCGCCGACAGTAGTATTGCGCCCGAAATGCCTGAGATATCGATGCCCCGAAGCGATGCCGCGCGATATATCAAGGCTGGACGGGTAGGTCATACGCGCTTCACCTTGAACTGGCTTAGGATGCTTCCCGCCGAAGCCATCGCATCATCCACAGAGCAATCATCGCCGCGATGGGTGTAGAGATAGGATGCGACCGACTTGAGCGCGCGGATCAGCGATGTCGGAACCGATGCGCCCGTGGTGCCGTAGCCCGCGACATAATCGATCTCAATGCCGTTAAAGTCACGCAGCGCGATTGGCCACGTCGCGCCAAACTTGAGCGCCATGCGCCCCGGCGCTTGATAGGTATCGATGTCGAAGGTGCTGGCGATCGTGACGGTGGTCGCTGTGCCGTATTGGTCGTAAACGCGGACAGCAGACAGCGATTGCAGCGGCCAGCGCGGAAGCTCAATCGCGCGCGGGATGCCTTGCATATCAACCAGCGCGCCCTGCCGCGTGCCTTCCCACCACGGCCCATTGCCGAGGGGCCATGTATCCAGCACCAAGCGCCAAGTCTGCGTTATGAACGCCACGCCAAGCTGGTCTTCGATCATCTGCCGCGCATCGGCAATCAGAGAGTTTGCCTCTGCGTCGGGCAGGCCTGCGGTCGTCTCGCGCAGGTGATCCCGCAGGGTTGCAGCCGCCATCGGCTCGGACGCGGGTTTAACCGTGACCACATGCCCCCGATAGGCATACAGCTTGATCGGCTCTCGCAGGCTCATTTACGCGCCTTTCCGATGCGGGCGGGTTTGGTTTCCAATGCCTCTGCGGGCTTGGTTTCGATGATTGCCTCTGCATATCCGTCAGCAATCGCCCATGCGGCCACGATGCCATCAACGGTGTCGCCAAAAGCAAAATGCTGGACCGTCACGCCATCAGGGGCGCAGCGATAGCCATTGCGGGCGGTGATCTTTGCGTCTGCCATTGATGCCTCCTGAGCCTTTATTGGTAGATGGGGGCCAGTTTCCCGGCCCCCACGTTAAGATCAGGTGGACGCGGTGGTCGAGCCAATCGCAGTGGTCGGCGCAGTGCGCGGCTTGCCACGGTGGAACAGCACGCTCACGATGGCGTTGGTCCCGGTCGTGCCAGTGAACACGGCGCGGACATAGCGGTTCTTGCCGATGTAGCCGATGCCGCCGACAACCAGATCGTCCTGCGTGTCCTGCGTAACCGAAACGGTCGAGCCGATCAGTTCATCAGCAGGAACGTCAACGAAGGACGTGCCGACAACGCTGTCCGAGTGCTGAAGCTTCATGGTGAAGCCAGCCGCATCGCCAGCGTCCGTAACCGTCCCGGTCAGCAGATAGGCAGTCAGGCCAGCGAAGCCCTGCATGTCGATCAGCGCCGAGGCGTTGGGGGTCGTGCCGGAAAGCGTCTGCAACGCTCCACGGGTCATGTTGTTGTTGGAAATCAAATCGCGCATGATTCTACTCCTTGTGCGCTAGAGGAAAGGCGCGGGCAGGATCACCCGCGCCCTCGTTCATTAGGCTGCGAACTGGATCAGCTTGAGAGCTTCGCCGTTCACAACCGTCCCGCCCGTGCGCTTGGTCGCGTAGAACAGGATCTTCGGCTTCGCGGTGTAGGGGTCGCGCAACATGCGGATACCCTGACGGTCCACGATCTGGTAGGCCTGACGCATGTCGCCGACAGCGATGGACAGCGACCCAGTGGCCGGGTCGGGCATGTCCTCGAATGCTGCGACCGGATAGCCCAGAACCGTGGCGGGCTGGCCCGCTGCGATGCCAGGCGACCACAGATAGGCGCCGTCGCTGTCCTTCAGCTTGCGAACAAGCCGAGTGGTGGCGCGGTTCATGAACCACGTCGCGTTGGCGCGATACTGAGCCTTCAGGCTGTAGAGCGCGTCAATCAGAACGTCACCGCCGCTCGGTGCAGCAGCAAAGCCGCCGTTGACGGTGGTCTTGATCTGCTCAACGCCCAGCGTCAGGTCGGTCGAGTTGGCGAGGGTCAGGAAGCCGCGCGGCTTGTCCACGCCGTTGCCGGAAACGAAGGCATTGTTTTCGGCGCGGGCGAAGCGATCCGCGATCTTCGCGTCAAGCCACGTTTCCAGCGGGACAATGGCATCGTCCAGAAGCTGCTGCGTTGCGTCAGGCATCGCATACATTTCGTGGACCGGAATGCGCCACTTGCCGACCGCCGGGGTCGTGGTGACGGGACGGGCTTCCAGTTCGCCGACCCAGCCGAAGCCAGTTTCGTCGTTGTCGTAGTAGCCTTCGAGAGCATCGGTCGAGATGACCTGCACCGAGGCATAAGCGCGCATCGGGGAGGTTTCGAAGATGCGCTGAACGATGCGGCCCGACATGTCGGAGTAAACGAAGTAACCGCCCGCGCTATCCTGGCCGACCGAAAGCGCCTTGCGCTCTGCATCGCCCAGCATGTCGAGGTTGAAGTTGACGCGCATCAGCCGCTCAAAAGCCGACTTATACTCGGTCATGTCCTTGGCGGTGAACTCACCAACCGACCGCTTGGTGGTCAGGCTTGCCTCGGCGGCCCACTTGGCAGCTTTGGCGTCCAGATCCATCTCGCCGCCGTCAGCAACAAAGCGCGCCTGACGCTTGGCAGCGAGGACGGCCTCATCGGCTTTCTTCTGCGCGGCATCAAGGGCGGCTTCGATCTTCGCCATCTTGGCTTCGGTTTCCGGCAGGGCCGAGCCGAGACGCTTGATTTCAGCATCGCGCTGGTTGTCGGTTTCCTTGAAGGCTTCAAAAGCCTTCTGGATGTCTTTCACGGCCTCGACGGCCTGCTTAATGTCCTCGGACATGGATGGTCTCCTTGAGTTTGCCGAGTTGGTCAATAAGGGCTTTCACGCCCTCGCTTTCCGCCTCATCCGACCCAGCATCCCGCTGTCCTGATAGGCCCTTGAAGCCGTGCAGCGCGATGGCTGTGGCCTCTTTGCGGCTGTATCCTGCATCCCGCAGAAACGCCTCAAATTCTCTTTCCGTCGTGATTGACTTAACGCTTGTCACCTTGGCATCCGGCAGCATCGGGAAGGTCACGAG